CAGCCATATGCGTATGACGCTACGACTGGCTTGACAGGATTTACACCAGCTGTACGTACTAGTAAGTTAACAATCGAAGGTACACTAGTGACACTACAAGACGATGGTGCTGGTAAGATGATGGCTGTGACTGCTTCGTCTGCCTCTCAATCAGTCTTTAAGCGTAGTCTTGGTACGATTGATTATAGCACAGGTGCAATCAAGTTGTCAAATTTAATTATCGATTCATACGAAGGTAATGCAATTAAGTTCATTGCTAACTCTGTAGCGAAAGATGTGAAAGCTCCTAAAGATCGTATTATTACTATACGTGGTGAAGACATTACTGTCAACGTAACTACAATAACGGAATAAAGAATGCTCAATGTAAGAGATCATATTTCGCCAACGATTGCTGATCAGTTTCCTGATCTGTATCGGGAAGAAGGCGACTTTCTAGTAGAGTTTGTTAAAGCTTATTATGAGCATAACGAAACTATTATGGATCGGAATGTACCTAAGCTTCGTGATGTCGATACTACTCTTGCATCTTTTCTTGTATTCTTTAAGAAGAAATATCTTCAGTCATTACCTATTGACACTGTAGTTGATACACGATTCATTATAAAACATATTCAAGACTTATACAAGCGAAAAGGTTCTGAAGAAAGTTTACGTCTATTGTTTCGTATGTTCTTTGATGAAGACATTGAAGTCTTTTATCCTTCGACTGCTATTCTAAAGCCTTCTGACTCTATATGGGGTGGGGCTGAGTATCTTGAACTTCGTGCAGTATCTTCTATTGATGGATATCCAATTAAGCGTGGTGATAAACTCAAGGGTGACGTATCAGGTGCGACAGCATTTGTAGACGATCTAATCTTTGTAAACTTCTCTGGTACTATATGTCCTATTGCGTATCTCTCTAACTCAGCAGGTAGATTTATATCTGATGATTCGATTTCTGTTACAAGACTAGGCGTAACTACAAGCTATGGTAAACTTGTTACTGGTTCTTTAAGTAGTGTGAATGTGATTCGAGGCACTGCTGTAGCTGGTCAAGAAATTGGTGATATCGTTACAATTGAATCAACTGGCTTAGATCGATTTGGTAATCCAAGTATTGGCGGAACAGGTACAAGTGCGACTGGTGTTGTGAGTGATATATCAACAACGACTACAGGCAAGATCGACTTTGTTAAAGAGAATGATGGATTTGGATACAGTGTCATTAATAATGATATCGATGTATCTATCTCTACTCAAGCATTGATCGTTGCTGGCTCTACTGCTGTATCATCTATTCAGCCTGGTCAACACATTGTTGCAGACGATGTTTCTTCTGGCACGGCAACGATCAATGGCGGCGGAAGAGTTGTGGCATATAATCACCCTCTTCTCTACGTAAGATCGAATAGACAAGATCCAGATAGAAGAAGTACTGATGCTTCTGCAAGAGATACGAAAGCAACGTTTTTATCTTTTGTTCAGACTCAACTTGCACTTGCTGGTGCGGGTGACTCTACTGTAGATCCAAAGATGCTCGCAATATTTAACTCAGACCTTGATAACACTGGATACAGATTAGGTGATATATCAAACTCTGGATATAACTTCGTTACAAGTCGATATATTAATGGCGAAGATGCAACTATCTTTGCGAATTATATAAGTGGTAGTTCTACTACTGCACAGACAACATGGATTGAAGATAGACTATTGCCTGCTGTGTATGCAGACGGGTTTGGCTTCGAGTTTAATTCTCTTCCTGCTGGCGAGACTGTTAATATTACAGTCGGTAGTAATAATAGTGTTACAATAACCACGATTGCTGACTATAATGCTACTGCTAGTTTTAGAGTAGAAGGTATTAGTAATCAAGAGTCGGTAAGTATCATCACAGACTTTATTGGTAACTTTGCTGATAAGCCTCTTGCTGTTATTATCAATGCGACTGCTATGGTTAATCCAGGTATATACGAAATTGAAACACAAGGCACTACAGACTTTACTCTGCTTGGTTCAGCAGATAACAATGTCGGGACACGATTTATTAAGAATACAACAACCCCTATAGGCAGTGGTACAGTGACAGACGTTGTTGCTACTAACTATGGTATGAGTGGTACGCTTGTCAGTCAAGGCTTTAATGCAGAAACTTTAAACACAAGAATCAAAGATGCGTTTGAAGCGAAGTCTATTACGATTGGATCTATCGCAGGTATTGTACCTGAGAGTGAAGGTAATAACTACGTCAACGATGTGTTCAGTGAAATTGAATATGTTGATGTTGCTAGATTTGATAGCCGTGATACTATTCTCACATTCACTAACCCAAACTTCTTAATTGAAGTTGGCGAGATTGTTACACAAGAAGTTCAAATCGAAGATCCAGATTTTGGAAATAATCCTGATGCTAACTTTGTGCCTGGTACTAACGATCAATTCGTTTACTACACATCAATTGGCAAGTTCTTGAAGAGAGAAGGTAATGACTTCTACTTCCAGAAACTATCGTTCTACGACTTTGATGATAACTATCCTATCTTTATTAAGAACAATCAATATACTCTTAGCGGAGTGAGACCAGATTCTAATTCACTTGCTATGGGTAGAAATGCAATCATCTCTGGTAATGCTAGTTACGAGACTGGACAGATTGAAGATGTAGATATCACTAATACGGGATATAGATATGTCGATGGTGAAGTTGTTGATCTCAAAAACGAGTCTCATCAGTTAGTAGCAAAGGCAATTATTCGTACACTTGGACCAGGTAAGACAGAAGGAAAGTGGAGTTCTACTACATCTTTCTTGAGCGATAACACTAAATACTTACATGATAATGATTATTATCAAGAGTATTCATATGAGATATCTTCTGTAATTGATCCTGAAAAGTATACACAGCTTATTAAGGACACAGTAGGAGTTGCGGGCACAAAAGTCTTCAGTTCCCCTCTCATAAATAGTACAAGTAATTTAGATAGTACGCTTGACGTTGAATTCCAAATATGGAACTTATCAGATGAGCCGTACGTCACAGAAGGAACAGAAGAGAATATAATGACAGAAGGCAATTCATCTGAAGTATTAGTCACAGAACTTGTATCTCTCGATCAGACAGCAACAGATGCAGTAACAACATCGATAGGAACTTAAGGTAATATAATGGCAAAGATCATTACAGAAAATTTTAAAGTAGAAACAACCAAAGAAACGTTCTCTACTTTCGACAGTCCTAATTCGTCTATTGCGGCAGATTTCTTGTCGGGCTTGGAAGCATATGTCGACCAGACTTCTGGCGTTACTCTTTCATCTGACCAAAGATCAGACATTCAAGATATCGTTGAGACTCAACTAAACTCTTATACTCCAGAAAACTCTTATTACATTATGGGTTCTAGTGTTGATAAGCCAAATGCTATCACGAACACTCAATACGAGAAGCGAGAGTTTCAGCGTAGAGTTATATTTGGTAACAAGATATCAAACTCTAATATTCGTTATATGTTCTATAAGAATGCTTGGACTACAGGAACAATCTATCAAGGATATGATGACAAAGTAGACTATACGACTCAAGCCGCTTTGAATACTAATGTAGTTACTGTGAGAAATACAGAGGGCGACTACGATGTCTTTAGATGTCTTGAGGCTAATGGAATTACAAACGTATTAACAGGAGAAGTAAATAGAACATCTACTTCGACTCCTACTTTCGCTGATATTGATCCAAATTCTTATGAACACATATCTGAAGCAGATGGATATATTTGGAAATATTTATTTACTGTGAGAGCTGGCGAAGATGCTGTTTTTGGAACTAGCGATAGTTTACCTTTGCCTTATCCTTCTTACGGCAATACTGAAGTTATTGCTTCTGCGAAAGAAGAAATTTCTCAAATAATTATCGAAGATACCGTGACCAATCTATTCACGAACTTTAGATTTGGACCTGCTACTAATGCTTCTAATGCTAGTACTGTTGCCTTTGAATCTATTATTCAGTCAACTACAGATGTAAACATAAGTGATATAACAGTAAGCGCAACATCTAAAGAAGGTTTCGATCTTTATGGTGCTGGTGACTCATATAAAGAAATGTATCTGTTACAGAAAAAGGCAAATCAAAATAAAGCCATACTTTACGATGTACTCAGTAGCGAAACAATTCCTGGCTCTGATTTAAAAATAATTCTAAAGATTTCTTCTTCTGATGGCAATACTCCAAGCCTTTTTTCGAATGATACCTTTCAGTTAGTTCCTAAAATTCACGTGACTAGAAGTACTTCTACAGGTACTCCTTGTGTTGCTTACGGAGTGATCGATCAGTTCGGCACACTTAAATCTATTCAGTTTATGGAAAGAGGTAGCGAATACAAGTACGCAACTGCTACACTTGGACTACCATCTGCACTCGTAAATAGTTATACCCCATCTCAAGCCGCACAGCTTAGATGTGTAGTATCACCTAAAGGTGGACATGGATCTGATCCGATCAATGAGTTGGGCATGAGTAGACTATCAGTTATTACAAACTTTGCAGGAGAAGATGTTCTAATACCAGATGCGAACTCTTATACTAAAGTTGGTCTTGTTAAGAATCCTATCTTTACTGATTCAACTCTCCCAACTCAGTTTGATAATAGAAGTTCAATTGTTATTCAAGGATCAGATGTCACTAGTACCGCAATAGCAGGACACTATGTTCAGCAGAATATTGACTTGGGCGGTGTAACTGAAACGATCACAGCAAGAATACATGAGAGTGTTTACTCTGGAGGCAATACTACAATATACCTTGTAGATTACTATGGAGATTTTCAAAGCACTTTTCAAAACGGTATTATTTTTGTAAAAGCTAATCTGTCTACCACAACAGCTAGTACGCTTACTATAAATAATGCTAGTACAAATGTTACGTATGGCAAATATTCTCCGTACAGCGGACAAGTTCTACACTTCGTAGACTTTGATCCCATACAGAGATTAGCTACACGTAAAGAAAAAATTAAATTTATTTTCGATTTCTAGGAAAAGAGTATAATACATGGGCATTAATACAGACTTAAATGTTGATCCGTACTATGACGATTTTAGTGAAGCTAAACAGTTTAACCGTATTCTGTTTAAGCCCGCAAAAGCCGTACAAGCACGTGAGTTAACACAACTTCAAACTATTCTTCAGAAGCAGGTAGAACGCTTTGGTTCGAATGTTTATAAAGAAGGTACTATCATTAGTGGTATTAATATTACCTCACGTCCAGATATATTCTACGTCAAACTAAATGATACTGTAGGCTTTACTGATCCTACAATCTACAATCAAACTGACGCTGTTACTTACACAGCCACTGGCACAACAACCGGTCTTGTTGCAGAAATAATTTTGGGCGAAAACGGTTTCCAAACTCAAGACCCAGACCTCAAAACTTTCTATATCAACTACATTGGCTTTGATGACTCTACAGTTACAGGTGCTAGTTTAACAGATGCGAAACAGTTCGCACAAGGTGAACAGCTTAAGATCAAAGACGGTAACGGAGTTGTTGTCGAATCATCTATTACAGTTGCAACAGTTGTTGGACACGCTGGTAGATCGTTTGGTGTTTCATGTGAAGAGGGTGTTGTCTATCAGAAGGGACACTTTATCTTTGTTGATAATCAATTCATCATCGTATCAAAGTACTCTAATATTCCTGGAGCATCTTCAGTTGGCTTTACTGTCGCTGAAAATCTAATCAACTCTAATAAAGATACCACGCTACTCGACAATGCCGCAGGGTTTAATAACGAGAACGCACCTGGTGCAGACAGACTTCAGTTAGTACCTCAACTCGTAACATACTCGACAGCAAGCGAACCAGAAGAGTTCTTTGCTTTAGTTAGATATGTTGGAGGTGAAGCAGTACGTATTCGTGACAGAACAGAATTCAATGTTGTTGGCGATGAACTCGCTCGAAGAACTTTTGATGAGTCTGGTAACTATGTTACGAATGGACTTAGAGTAACGCTTGAGCAAGACGGCAGTAATACAAACGCTGTTGTTGCTCCTGGTAAAGCTTACGTTTTCGGTAGAGAAACTATAAACGTTAGTCCTCGAAAACTTTTGATTGAACCAACTACTCTTACTCAAAGCAAAACAAATCAGTACACTGGTGTACAGTATGGACAATATTTTACATACAATCATACTGCTGGTCTAGTATTAGACAATTATCCTATTAACGGTTCAGTAGTTAATCTATTAGACGGCTCTGATAACATTATCGGTACTGCTTCAGTATCAAATATAACTCCTGGTAAAATATTCGTTTATAATATATCTAAGACAAGCGGTCAAGAGAACACTGCTATAGCAAAGTTAGGATCAACCACTCTTACGAATGGCGGAACATTATACGGAGTTAACAGTGGAGGAAAATTATTCAATACCGGTAAAGGAAGCATTGACTCTATATCAAATGTCGCTTATACTAGAAGAGTAAGACTTCCAGTTACATCTTCAACCGTAACAATTCCAGCTACTAGTAACACTCAACCTCTCGTAAATAATTCATACGTTGCGATGAGTAACACCGACATCATACGTGAAGCGAATGGTAGCCCTCTTAATACAGTTGACTTACAGGTAATAATTAACGAAGTTGACTTCGAAGGATTTCTCTACTACGATGAAATCGTTACAGGTTCTGAAGCTGACGGATTGAACGATCTTGACATCTATGTGAATACCACTTATGACTTGACAGGAGAAACTAGTGGTAATCCCGTATTCGGTATTCCTAATATGGCATCACTTGGTGTACCTAATGCAATCAAGCTACTAGAAGTAAAAAATATTTCTGACCCTTCTAATATTAAGGACATTACGTCTAAGTTTAAACTAGTTAACAACCAGAAAGATCATGTATACGATCACTCGTTTATCACTGCTAAAGCTGGCGAAGTTGTCAATCACGCTACAACATTAAGAGTTAAAGTTAAAGTTCTTAAGAGACAGTCTGTAGTTGGTAGCGGATACCTTACAGCAAATAGTTATAGCACATTGTCTGATAAAAGTTTAATCAAAAACTTTACAGGTAAAGATGGCATTGAACACTCACTAGTAAACTGTTTTGACTTTAGACCTTACAAGCAAGCAATCGCTACTTACGCATTGAGTGAAACTGGAGCAAGTACAGTATCACTTATAGGCACAGCAGTAGATGCAGGCATCTCGCCCTCAAACAATGCGACTATTTCTTCTGATCAATCTTACTACATGTCACGTATCGATAGCGTAGTGTTTGATGAGTTCGGAGACTTGTCTATCTACAAAGGTGGCGAGTCTGAGAGTCCAAGTATTCCAGAAATTCCTGGAATGTATGCATTGAGTAATGTTTATGTTCCTGGTAACGTGACTAAAGTTACGGGAAACAATCCAATTCGTGTTGTAGATGTTTCAAATAAAAACTACACGATGAAAGATATATCAGGCATCGAAAAGAAAATCGATAGACTTACTGATGCAGTTTCAATGAGTTTACTTGAGTCAAGTACTAAAGATATGTTTATTCCTAATGGGTCTGGCACTAACAGATTTAAGAACGGCATTCTTGTAGATGCGTTTAGGGATTTACGTGTAGGCGCAGTAGAAGATCCAGATTTTGGAGCTGCCATTGATAAGTCTAGGACTGTTGCAACACCTTCAGTGACTCAGTTTCCTATCGATCTTAAAGTTGACTCAAGCACGGGCGCAAACGTATATCAGGACGTTGTTACTTTGGCAGACACTGGAACACGTGTTAATGTAATCGAACAGCCATTCGCAACAAACTTTAGAAACTGTGTATCTAACTTTTATAACTATGCAGGTAAGGCGTCAATCGATCCTCCTTTTGATGCTGGCTATGATGTCATTGAGAATCCTGCTATCAACTTAGAAGTAGATATTGCTACTCCTCTTTTAGATTTGATCGATAACCTTCAAGAAGTTATTCCTTTAACAAGAGAACAGGTAAGTAGTATTTCTGGAGCTGTTCAAAGAAACGGTAACAACCGTAGCCAAACAACTACGGTAACTACAACTACTGATAGTCTTACAGTAGGAGATAATAATGTCACTACTAGTAGTGTAGGAAACTTTGTAACCGATGTTACGATGTCTCCATACATTCAGTCTAGAGAAGTTAAGATTCTAGTTACTGGTCTTAGACCTAACACTCGACACTACTTCTTCTTAGACGGCGCTTCAATCGACTCACATATTTATCCTGGCGATGTCAATCCAACTGTTATAGGTAGCGCAACAGAATATAATGTCAGTGAAGTAGAAGACAATGGATCGGCTAAAGGATCTGCTGTTCGTACTGACGCAGAGGGCACACTTGCTGCCGTATTTGATATACCGGAAGCAACTTTCTTTGTGGGAGAAAGAGCAATCGAAATTGTTGACATTGATCAGTATTCTAGTTTAGAAAGTGGTAAGACTTCTTACACTAAAGCTGTGTATAGAGCATATAATTTTGATGTGGGTAAATCTGAACTAACTCAGACTACTCGTACACCCACGTTTGATGTAGAGCGAAACGTAACCACTAGATCGTTTACACGACAGTGGAGAGTTGATCCCATTGCACAAACGTTTATCGTTAGACCTGCTCAAGCAGAAGGCGCAAGCATGTCTATGATTAGTAGTGTAGATGTTTACTTTAAATCAAAATCTGCCACTGTTGGTGCTACACTTGAGTTGAGAGAAGTTGTAAATGGATATCCATCTCAAGCAGTTTTACCTTTTGGCAGAAAGCATTTACGTGCTAGTCAAATTAATACTTCTGATGCTGGAACAACTGCTACGACATTCCAATTTAAGAATCCAGTTAAACTGAACGTTAACAAGGAATACTGCTTTGTTGTTATTCCTGACGCTAACTCACCAGACTTTTTAATATTCACATCTAAAGTGGGTAATGCTGATTTGGCAACTGGCACATCGATTACGAATGATTGGGGTGACGGTGTTCTTTTCACTTCGACTAACGATAGTGCTTGGAAGTCATATCAAGATGAAGACATTAAGTTTACATTGAAAAGATATCAGCATCAAGCCACTGCAGGATCTGTTGATTTAAGTCCTAATGATGTAGAATTTTTATCTGTAACAGATACGACTTTGAATTTCAAAAATGACGAGTTGGCATACATTAAGAAATCTTATAGTAAGCCATGTGGAGTAAGTGATAGAACAGTAACTATTAGCGGCGGAAGTATTTTTGCTGTGGGAGATTATGTCTTAATCGTAGATAACAATGATAATTTCTTAAGTGAGATTGTTGCTGTAAACGATACTGCATCTATCTTAACTATCCGTGCTCCATATAGCGGTACAACTAATAGCGCAACTGCTTTCCTTACTGTAGCTGGAAGAGTCTCGTACTTCAACAAGAGAAAGGCAGATAGACTATTCTTAAAAGAAAGTTCGGCTAAAGAAGGTAACTTCTTAGTAGCAGGTGAAGTAGTTAATGGATATAGAACTGGTGCAACCACAACTATATCTACTATAGACAACGAACCTATTTCGTATTTTCAGCCTCAAATTTTTGTAAGTAACAGTATGAGAACTTCTACTGACTTTACTTTATATAAAGGTTCTGCTGTAGATAAGAGTATACCTTTAAACGGAAATGTTTACAGTACAGGCACTCTTAGAGTAGTTAACAGTACTTCGAATATTGTTAATCCAGGTTTGACTGAAAGCAATGACTTTAAGATTAGAGTCGCTATGACAAATAATGGATACCAATCTTCAACTCCTATTGTAGATCCAGCACTGTCTATTCTGAATGCATACAAGTATAAAATTTCAGCTTCAAGTGTCGCAACATCAAGCTGGGTATCAAAAGAGATTACTCTGCAAGAACAATTGGACGCAACTGGACTTCGTGTTTACTTAAGCGGATTCAGACCAGCAGGCGCTTATATTGATGTATATGCAAGATTTGCGTATCCTACAGATATAGAAACTCAAAGTGATTGGATAAAATTAGTAAACTCTGATGAAGACATGTATTCTAATCTATCAAACACTCTTGACTATAGAGAGTTTCAATATGATTTAGCAGACGAAACAAATGACTATAGTTCATTCCAACTTAAGTTTGAGATGAGACATGCTACATCAAGTGAGATCAATGATAAAGATTTGAATGTAACTCCAGCAGAACATATATTTCCACACATTTATGACTACAGAGCGATAGCACTGACATGATGACTGAAGGATATATAAGAAAAGATGTGGGAGTTGTAAATACAGATGTGTCTGCATTCAAGTCCGCTAAAGCAAGAATCGAACAGACTAAGAAAATTCAGTCTTTGGAACTTAGAATAAATAAGTTAGAAGAAGTAATCACTTCTCTACAACAAACATGTAAAGAGATAAACAATGAGTAGAACACTATCACAGATTACTAATCAGAATACTTTTGGAGTCTGGAAGACTAGGACCAATGACATCATTGACGTTATCGGATCAGTTGTTACTATAGGTGACAGTGAAACGAATAGTGGCAATGTTGTGATTACTGGCGATATTACTTCTAGCGGTACACTGTATATTGATACACTTCAAGAAACTGATTCTAATTCCAGTAATACTATTACAGTCAATTCTAATTTGGGAGTCGAAGGCAATCTTATTTTAGATAAGACTACTGGTGCAGGCAAAATTGAGTTTCAATCAGCTAACACTCCTACTTGGAAAATTGAAACGTCTGCTGATCATACTGATTTAGATATTGCTTTAGGTAGTGAATACGTCCGTTTTGATTCAGACGCAAACACTATAACTAGTAGCACTTGGACAATCGATAATGCAATGATGCCCGCATCTCTTACGGCAGACACAACTGGTAATGCCGGAACAGCAACAGCTTGGGCAGCCTCTCGCACAGTAACTTTTGCTACTGGTGATGTTACGGGTAACTTCTCTATTGATGGCTCGGCTGATATTTCTGATGTTGAATTAATTGTAGCTGATAATAGTCATAATCATACCGTTGCAAACATTACTAATTTAACTACGACTTTAAACGGGTTTGCTCCGCTGACAGGAGCCGCATTTAGTGGCGATGTTCAAATAGCAGAAGGCGAAAATATATATTTTGGCAATCAGAATTCTAATACAGATGGATATGCTACTGTTAGATATGGCGACTTTGCAACTGGTAGTAGAAT